GGTCGATGCGAATTCCCACGGGTTCAGCGATCCCGAGGTCGTGCGTGGATTTGTTCGCATGGCGCAAATGATGAGCGAGGACAAAGTCGGTCGCTCAATGGGAAGCACGGAATTTATGACCGGCGCAGCCCGCGCCAAGGACATCATGTCGAACCCCGACAACACTTGGCACAAACGCTACATGGAAGGCGACCGCGAAGCCGCCGCGCTCGTCACCTCCTTGCTCAAGCAGGGATGAAAATCTGCGGGGTAGTGAAGAGGCATCACACCAGTTTCATAATCTGGAATCCCGAGTTCGATTCTCGGCCCCGCTAATTTTTGACTAATACCACGGAGTGTGCTACACACTCCTTCGTCAGAGCAGACACCTCCTCGTTGAGCCTGCTCCCTAATACCCGCCGCCGCTGACCCCTCACGGGACACTCGGAAAAGCGAAGGGAGCAGAAAAACCATCAGTTTCGACTGATACCAACTCAACCCAATTCAAGGAGAATAAAATGCCCGATCTAAACGGAGTTCTGACGAACATCCCCAACCACTTCACCACTCAGTTCGACGCGAACTGGAAACACCTCGTTCAGCAAAAGAACAGCAAGCTGAAAGAATATTGCACCCTCGATTCCATCGAAGGAAAAGAGAAGAGCTACAACCAACTCGACACAACCTCGATGACCCAGATCACGGATCGCTCACGCGACACCCGTATTTCTGATCAAGCGATGGCCAAGCGTTGGATTCGCCCGCTCAACTACGACTGCGCGAAACTCGTTGACGAGTTCGACGAGCAGTTCCTCGGCGAGGTTGTCCTGCCGACCAGCCCGATCATCCAGTCCCACGCTGCGGCTTACGCTCGCACTTGCGACTCGATTATCATCGGCGCTCTCGGTGGCACCGCCTTCACCGGCACGACCGGCACAACCGCAACCGCATTGCCTGCTGGCCAGAAGGTCGCAGTCAACTTTGTGGAGTCCGGCACCGCCGCGAATTCCGGCCTCACCATCGCCAAGCTCCGCCGCGCCAAGTTCATCTTGGACTCCAACGAAGTGGACGAGGAAGAGGAGCGCATCCTGGTTGTCTCGGCTCGCCAACTCCAAGACCTGCTCCGCACGGTCGAGGCGACCAGCGCCGACTACAACACGGTTCGCGCCTTGGTGGACGGAAACTTGAACACCTTCATGGGTTTCAAATTCCGCCGCACTCAGTTGCTCGGCCTCACCAGCACCGTCCGCAGTGTTTATGCCTATGTGAAATCTGGAGTCATCCTCGCCGAGCGTGGACTCAAGACCCACATGGACATCCGCACCGACCTCTCGCACTCCCTTCAAATCCGTTCTGTGGCGTCCCTCGCCGCCGTGCGAATGGAGGAAAAGAAAGTCGTCGAGATCGCCTGCGACGAAGCCTGATTCCCGCACCCCGCTGGCAGACCGGGTAAAGTCTGCCGCCCCTTTTTCAATCTGTGATCTGAACACTGCTCAATGACAGACATCCAAATCTGCAACCTCGCCCTCGCCCGCCTCGGTGATTCCCGCATCACCGCACTCACGGACGCGACCGCGCAGGCGCAGTATTGCTCTCTGTTCTACACGCAGACGGTCGAGGAACTCCAAGCCGAGTTCGATTGGCAATTTTGCCGCAAGCAAGTGAACCTCACCAGCGGCACAATCCCGATTTCCGGCTACTCCCTGCAATACACGCTCCCAACCGATTTCTTGCGGGCGCTTCGTTTTGGGAATGTCGATTCCAACGAGAACTTCGGCGTGTGGGAAATCATCGCCGAAAGAATCCACACCAACCTTTCGGCTCCGGTCGCGCTCGATTACATCGCGTCCGTGACAGACTCGACGAAATTCCCGGCCCTGTTTGTCGAGCTACTGACAATCAAATTGGCCGGACTCCTCGCCATGCCGCTGACCGGCAGCAAAGACCTCTTCGGCCAAATGGCGGAAATCTTTGGCGCGACCATGCAGAAGCCCGGTCTCCGCGTTCTTCTCATCAACACGCAAGCCCCCAAGACCACCACCTCGGCGGCCAATACCGTCACGGAAATCTGCCGACAGGCGATCCTCCGGGTCGGTTCGCTGGAAGCCTTCAAGTCCTACGGGGAACCCATGCTCCTCGCGCAGTCGCTTTACGAGCAGACCCGCGATGAACTTCTTGGGGATTTTGATTGGGCTTTTGCCCGCGCCACCCCGGGCCTAACGGCTGATGCCGTGGCTCCCTATGTCGGATCGGGGGGCTACACCAAACGCTACCTCCTCCCAAGCTCGATTTTCAAAATCTGGCGCGTCGAAAACATCGACTCTTCGGAGAACCTCGGCCAATGGGAAATCGTTGGTCAGTATTTGCATACCAACCTTGGAACACCGGTTCGACTGCTTGTCACCGAGAAAGTCACCGATGTGACCAAGTTTCCTCCCATCTTCACTCAACTCCTCACCACAACCCTCGCACTCAAATTGTGCGGCATCATTGAATCCAAATGAAATACGAATCCCTTTTCCAAGAACTCCAATTCCTCATGGCAAAACCGGCCTTGCTGGAGTCCATCGAGACGGTCGCCAATTTTTCTGGCACTCTCACCGCCACCGCCTCGGAACTCATTCGCCAAGCGATCCTTCGGGTCGGCAATGCCGAAACCTACAAGAATCAAGGCCAGCCGTTTGTGTTTGCCGCCAAGTTTTACCAACCCACGATCTTGGAAATCCTTTCGGAATTCGATTGGCGGTTTGCCCGCCATCAATCCGGGGGAGTCGTCAAGGATGCCGCCAACCCGGTGACCGGCTATGATTTCAGATACGCCGTTCCCGCCGGATCGCTCAAAATCATGCGAATCAACGGCATCGATTCCGCCGAGAACTTTGGAACATGGGAGGTCGTGGGTGGGTTTATTCACACCAACCTCGTCACACCTATCGCCATTGATTTCATCGCCGCGCCCGCGACCGACACCACATACCCCGCCATTTTCAAGGAAATGGTCGTCGTTCGCATGGCTTACAAACTTGCGATGGCCATGGGATTAGCCGGTCAAGCCGAGGCCGCGATAAAAGAAATGGAAGGGCTCGCAGTGCGTCCCTCCTTGCAACGCGAAATCGAATCCATCGCCGATTCCATGGCTCCCAACACGATTTCCACACGGACGCAGATTTCCAAGCAGGCGATCATGCGCTTGGGGTCTTCGGAAACCCTCATCAAGCAACCGATGGTTTTTGCCAATTCCTTCTACGACCAAACTTTAGAGGAACTGCTTTCCGATGTGCCGTGGGCGTTTGCCAAAAAGCAGTTGAGCATCACGGCGGACACCACTCCACCGGCGCAGGGATATTCTCGCAAATACCTTCTCCCGACAGACTTTTTGCAAGTCATCCGGGCAGAAAACATCGATTCTTCCGAAAACTTCGGACAATGGGAGATCGTTGGCGGATACCTGCATAGCGACTTGGGAAGTTCCACCGGCGTTGCCATCGGGGAAAAAATCAAATTCACCAACCTGCCTGCCGGTTCAAATCTGAACACCACGGAGACATACATTGTTTCCGGCAACCCCAGCGCCAACACATTCAATATCACCACTCTTACCGGCGGAGGTATTGGCATTGCCAATTCCTCGATCACCGCCAACACATCAAAAGTGATGCTGGTTAGTTCGGGGGTTGAATTCACCCTCTCGTCTCTTGTTAGCGGGACATTCACCTATGTCGGCGCAGCCGCATCGGCGAGCATCAAGATCGACTACACTTGGAAGCAAACCGATGTGACCAAGTTTCCTCCGCCTTTTACGGAAGCCCTCATCGCCCGCCTCGCGGCGAAGATTTCCATGCCGCTCACGCAAAAAGGCGAAATCGCGCAGGCGATGGCGACCCTCGCCATCGAAACGATGATGCGCCCAAGCATCCGCATCCTCATCGAGAAGTCCGCCAAACCCCGCGCCACCACCGCCGCCAACACGGTTTCCGAAATCTGCCGCCAAGCCATTTTGCGCGTGGGCAGCGCCGATTCGTTCAAACCCTACGGCGAACCGATGGCACTCGCCACCAGCCTCTACGATCAGACCCGCAACGAGGTGCTGTCCGACTACGA